GGATCTGCGTTCTGTTTCCAGATGGGACGGAGGTATTTGAAATCCGTCAGAGTTGATTGGAAGGTTCCGAGGATAGTAGCAAGTCGAGTCTTTCGTTGCAAATCCGCAGGACTATCTCCGCTGCGCACAATGATTTCTGTAAGGTTGCAGAATCCAAAAGGCCGTAGGATGATTTCACCGCATGGATTTGTTCCAAAGTCGATACCTTCATACTCACGTCTGCCAGTTGCCTCTGAAGCTTTCCTAGCTGCAACTCGATTAAAGATACCTCTTTCCCCAGACTTGCTGTCATATAGTGCCTGCCATTCCTTCATGAAGATACCAATATCAGGCTGCTCAGTGTAAGCAGCACTAATGTTGGCTAAAGCTCGTTGTCCTTCGTTTTCCCACCACTGTCCAGATTTATAACTTCGCATTCTCTCGTCGGTGAGGTTGCTAAGACAAATGAGAGCACTTCGTCTGACCCCTCCAACGACAACAACCTGAGCGATTTTACATACGAGGTCTGAACATTCCACGGACGTAAGCTTGCGTCCAGATGCTTTCGTAAATAGTCCCACAGTAAATTGGAACAGTTCAACCAAGGGAGCAGGTCCTGAGGCTCTGCCTCCAAACGTCTTAAGCTTTGCTCCAGAAGGTCTAATTCGACTAACATCCCATTTGGGCACGCTGCCTTGATATAGGCAAGCGATAAGACTACGGAGCGCACTTGCCCATCCTTCTTTACTGTCATCAACGATGATGGTTTCATCTGTGTGGAAATGTCTTTCTGCAACTGTTGGGAGCTTTGCAATTGATTGTCGTTCGACTGAATACCCCACACCAGTCCCGTTGGTGAGGATGAACAACACTTCATCAAAAGCCTTAGGGTCGTCGATTGGAATGTAGGAGCAGTTGTATCCCGCAATGTTGTCACGTTCCAGAGCCCTGCCTGCGGTCATCAATGCTCTCATGGAGGGCATGATTTCCATATTAAGAATAGCTGAATGAATTTCCTTATACGGAAACAATTCAGGATAACGATGTTGCCAGAAGTCGCAATAGCGAGTTACTGTTTCATCCCAATTCTCCCTACGTCCCTCCTCTTCGAGCCATCGTGCATAGCGGCTCTTATGAATATAGTTCTTAAAGTCTTCACTGACCGTCATTAGTGTTCCTCTTATTGTATTCTTTCCAATTGATCATTTGATCCTTTGCTTCTAATTCTTGCTGTAGGCGCTCAATGTATTTACGCTTGTCGCTCTGGATTTCTTTCCAAGGCTTATCAAGCTTATATTTCTCATTCTCTTTCTTGGTATCGCTCATCGGTTGTCGCCGCTCCCTTGGAGGGTTCCTCTTTCTTTTCGAGAAAATAGTTTGTCGATGTTTGCTCTAGCAATATCTTCAAGTGTGTAGCCGTTGTCGGCAGCAATAGCTGCCACAAACCAAAGAACATCTCCTAGTTCCTTTTTCATGTTTTCGTTGTAACCGACTAAGTACCCATCTCGTACAGCCTTAGCTCGTAGGCTATAAATCTCCCCAACTTCACCTGCTAGACCAAGGAAGGCATACTCTTCGTTAGCGCTTCCAAGTCGTACACTCATTGCATCATCTTGATATTCATTGAGTGGGTAAGGAGTATAACTATTTTCTTTGGTGTTTTCAGCCATTTTATTCGTAACGCTTGTTGATATAATCGAGAGAGACAGGCATCAGATCAAACTGACCGTCTTTCACATCATGGAGCATCAGGAAACCTCTCCAGTGTTTGTTCCCTTGTGGTCCCATGTAGTCTTCTTCGTGCTCATAGCAGCTTCCTGCAATGATGGAAGTGAGTAATGCACCATCAGCCCGACTCCCGGTATGAATTTGTAGTCCTTGTTGATGGCCTGAGATACAAGACATATTAGTCTTTCTAAATTGGGCGGCTGCTGTGCTTGCTGGCCGTCCTGCCACACCTGTAACGAAGTAATGAGAGAATGCCACTCCTTCGATAATTGCAACGTCAAGGAAATTATACACCTCTTCAAAATTATCCAGAGCAAACTGGTCAGTAGACAGCACCCCCTCAAGCTTCGCATCGGCTTCTACAGCCCTGTTAACACGATTCTCATGGTTACCCATTAGGAACACAGTACGAGGGCTATAAGGGGCCTTCTTGTTGCGCTTACGGATGATGTTGTCTCGGTTGATAGACCAGAACAAATTACGCATGCCTTGATTGCCAGATTCAATGTCATCGACATAGCGTCGCCCTTCAAAACTCTTCTTGCCTACATCATAGGAGGAGAGGGATGGCATGTCCCAATGATCTCCCAGATGGACAATTACTTCTGGCTTCTTATCTGCCAGATACTCACCAACCTTAACCAAGTATTCAACATCGTGTCCGGGTTTAACTTGCGTATCTGGTAGCACTGCGATCTTCATATTTTATCATCTTTCTTGTATGTCTTAAGAATCCATTCAGCGAACAACACTAGTTCGTCAGGTGTTGCGTTAAACTTCATGGAGTTGGCTTTGTGGCTGATAACTTGTACATTACCTTTCACATATCCCTTGTTGTTGTCAATTTTATCCAAAGAAGGAGAGTCCATATGACCACCTTGCTTACCTGTTCCAGAATGGATGATTATTGGTGTTTTGAGAATAGGGCATAATTCTGGTATTGCAATATCAGAGAGTTCGATATTGAAATCCAACCCCCTGATTTTCGCCCGAGACTTAGCCGCTTTCAAAATTGCTTTCTCAGGGAACTTGCTTCGATACTCTGCCCCGTAGGCTCTCATTCTCTCAGCCACACCCAGTCCACGAAGGTGAAGGTACTTTCCTCTTGCAGTCATATAGTCCTTAGTTGGTTATTACTAATAACTATAACTGATAAATTTTAACTTTTACGCCAAGGAATCACTGCGATCTTCATGCTAATAGTGCCTTAATAGAAATTGGAAAATGTTCTTCAACAATAGGAAGAATTAGGTTTGCCACATCACGAGATTCTTTCTGCGTATGTGGGTCTAGACGGAGCCTGAGCATGTCTGCAAAAGCTCCAAGGGTGCCGCTCCACCACCATTCAGTCATCATAGTTTGTGGGAGGACAGCTCTAGCAACTTCAGGAGCCACTCCCATACTGAGAAGGTCTTTGTAATCTTGTAGTGGCTCATGTCCATAGTGCTTCATATCAACACCACCAACAAGCTCATCACCACTCCCTTGCTTTACATTCTCAGCACGCTTACGAGCCTCTGGAACATAGAACTCAGGCTCCTCATCTACATAGCGCCTGCTCACTTCATTCCAAGGCATAAACTTATGCTTAACAAGTTGCCTAGCAACGAAGATGGGGGCTTTCACTCTTACAGAGAGAAAAGCATGATTAAAAGGGCTTGTATGACCATTGCGAGCAAGATAATTAATAAGCTTCGCATCTTTCTCTGAGAGCATACGCCCCCATTCCCAATCAGAAGATTTATGAAAGCTAACACGTGCTGCGTTAGCCACTGTTAAGTCTGAGCCATAGTGGCCTAGATAGTCCACCTTAATGTCTGCTATCTTCATTGAATGGGTTTCTCCAGTTCAGCAAACTCTTCACAAGCATCATCAAAGCCTTCCCATTCTTCCAAGCCTTGATGATAGAGGCATTGAAGGAATTCATTACTGCCGACAAGCTCAAGATATTCCTCCAAAGTAATTTGGATGTTCTTAGACATTAGGTTCCTTATACAAATCGTCCATATCCTTCCGTGTCTTCATCATGTTGCTCAGGAACATCCAGCAACAGCCTACGTGGTCAATATGAGGCAAACCAGATTCAGGGTCTGTATACTCGCCCCGAAGAATGCTAAAAATGTGACGAAGTAGAGCAGCCACAAGACGGGAATAGGCAATGCCTCCTCGCCAATTGTGTGCTGCATATTTCTTCGCACCGAAAGACAGAACAGCAGCCAAGCCATCCAAAGCAACAGGGTCGAGCAAATCAAGCGGGGGTTTTCCTGCATCATATTTTGTACCTGCTTTAATATCAGCCATATTAACTTCCTAGTGCGTAGCCTCGTTGTGCCATATGTTCTACAAAAGCGTCTTGAACCATTGCCCTTTCACCCTCTGGCACTTGGGCGAAGTATTGAAGGATGCGAGCAGCAGCAGGAGGACTAAGCTTCCCTTCCTTCTGGTGATCATCGTACAGATTGGTTAGTACGACAGCACGATTACGTGTACGCAATGCAGCGTCTTCAATATCATTGAACAGTTCAAAACCATTGTAATTAGCCATTAATGTTTTCTTTTCTTTCTTTATTTTCTTGTTGTGTAATAGCCTTGTGACATGGTTTGCAAAGCACCTCTAAATCTTTGCTGTCACAGAACATCCTCTCAATCACCCCAGTCCAAGAGTCAAAACCGGTAGTGGGTATGATGGGGATTCGATGATTAACCTCAACATCTTTCTGAGGGAAGAGATTTTTGCAACTTTGGCATTCATAATGTTTTGCCAATCTTCCGGACTTAACATTGATTCGTTGCTCTCTAAATGCTTTAGCCAGAGTTGTATATTTTGGAGGCCATCGCTGACTAATAGCTCTAAGTCCGCCCTTGACAAAACTATTGAATCTGGCTTCTGTCCATTGTCCGTCATTTCTTGGATACTCCTTCTTACTCAATAGGAAACTCCCACAACACAGGGTTGCCCCATTCATCCAGATATTTAGTCATATACACCAGCCTTCCTTGTTCTAACAACAGTTTGTCCCCCTCAACATCCCCATGAAGGCCTCTGTAAGCCTCTCTGACAGCTTTAAAGGCCCCACTGGTAGTAGTACAGCCATCTAGTATTTTAAACGCTCCTAGAGCCCCACAGCCTCTGAGGCCGGGGATGCTGTCTGTTGGATCACCCATTAAGGTTTGAGCGTAGAAGAACAGAACACCCTCACCCTTAAGGGTTCTTCTATCACTAGAAAGGGTAAGGTGTCCAAAAGCATCCACTCTTTTAGGGCCGAAGGATGGCTGATTTCCCATTTCCCAACCATAATGCCATCCCGGTACAGCTCGAAGGTCTTTATCTCTCGTGCATATAATAGTAGATGATACACGTCTTGTTTGTTCGAGTGAAAGCGCATCGTCTGCTTCCATCCCGACAGTGGTGATTGCTCCATGTTTTCCTATAGCGTAGGCCCTTAGGTTGTAATAGTGGAAAGGCTTCACAGCCTCTCTCACCTTATATGGTTGGGACTTGGCAATGTCATATCTGAAATTGCCTTTGCCTGTTAAGTAGAGAAGGGGCGGTTCATCAGCCCCCACCATTGCACAGATGTTTCCTACACGAGCATCGAACATCTCTGCTGCGTAGTCAAACGGAGGGACATTGCCATCGTTTGCTTTAACACAAGCGAATGCCACCTCGTAGACTAATACGTCAGCGTCAATAAGCGGCTGCACTATGATCGACCTTATCAATAAGGATTGTTATCGTCCTCTGCTTCTTCAGCAACAGGCTCCTCCTTCTTTGGCTGTTCCTTAGCACCACCACCCTTCAATGCCTTCTGTAATGGGCTTCCTTGGAAATTCA